GCCTTATTTAGGCAGGTTTTACAGGGCTTATGCCACGCAGATGTACGTACCATTTACGTACATTTTGCTGGCTGTGGTAAATGTTACTGGAGTTCCTTGAACTAATATGCTTTCAATAAGCGGCTTTGGTGATGCGGTTGTTTCTTTAAGCCAGTGAAAGTCCATAGTCTGTGAACCAGGAATGTGGTCAGCAATTAACTGTTTATGCCCATTTAACTCTTCTGCTGGCTGTGATGGGTCTACCCATGACCACGCAGAGAAGTGATTTGCTGCACTAGGAATGGGTGCAAATGGTAGGTCTACTTTAAACTGGCCTGTTCCAAAGTTAGTTACTGTAGTCAAGTTAATCGATATATTGAATGTGACTAACTGCCCGTATCTCACATAGTAACTGTTATAGGTGGGGTAGGTTGCTCCAGTACCTGTAAAAGTAAGCCCAGTTGCTTGAAATATAGGAGACCATCGTGTTTGAGTTGGCACTACGACTGGTGCGGGGGTAAACGACCCCAACCAAATTGGAAATGATGGGTCTCCACCTTCAAAACTCACAAAAACACCATCACCAATTTCTGGAAGAGTAACGGCAATGTTTGGGAAAACACCCCAAGCCCAACCAGTTTCTTCTTCCAGTAACACCTGAGGTATTTGTAACCTTAAACGGCTTTTACCTAATGGGTCGTTGTTGTCTACAACTACCCCACGGTAAACACCAATAAATCGGCGATTACCAGATTCATCTTTAATCATTACTTAGTGACCTTGATGTAGTAAATGTTTGTGTTGAGACCATCAGATGAAGTTACAGTTACAGCAATAGTGTTAAGCCCAGTAGTTAGAGTCAATGAACCTGAAGCAACGCCACTAGTAATAGAGGTAGGTCCAGTAACTGTGCCTGAGCCGTTAGTGAAGGTGTAAGTCAAAGTTGCTACAGTATTCACGGAGGTTGGGGTAAATGTCATAGTACTGCTTGTGCTAGTAAACGCATAAGTTTTAGTCAAAGCATTGAATGACGGCATTGTTCCGTTAGCGATAGTAACCACAAGGTTGCTTAGGCTCGCCATTGGGTAAATCTTTGTGTTAGCATCTTTGAACACAAAGTATTCGCCTTGTGCTGGGATAAGAGTAGTTCTTGCAGAAGACCCACCAGTCCTGAACAACTTCACTATTCTTACTGAATCAACGCCGTTAATAGCACTAAGACTTTGCTCTAATTTTTCAGGGCGAATGTTTTGGTTAAAGTCAAGGTAGTTGTACCCGTAACCATAAACTACTTCAGAATTGATTGCAGTAATAATTTGAGCATCAGAATACCCTGTTTCAGCCACGTACTCTACTACCACATCTGCAGAGACGTATGTAGGAGGAAGTATTGTTAGTGTAGTCCCAATTTGCGTTTTATTAGAAAAATCAGTTTCAACAGAACTTTTTAAGTCAGACCATTTTGAAGTTACCGCTGTGTTGGAGGCATTAAATCCTGGGTAATAGTCAGGAGAAGTGTCTGTAGTACTCTCACCAATGTATAACACCACAGAAGTTGGGGATGAGGCATACGCCGCCGCCTTACCAACCCCAGACATTGTTAAAGCAAAGTTTTTAAAGTCATTCAGGCTTACAGCACGCTGAGACACTCGCAGAGCGGATGGTGCATTAGCACGGATACTATCGTTAGACTCAGGGTTTTCCCCACCATAACCAGCAGCGTCGTTAGAAATAGTGACGTTAACAATACTGGCAAGTAGAACACCGCTCGAAACAGGGACACTAATAACTCTAAAGTTAGTACCGCTATCAACGTTTCCGATAAGTCCACCACCAACAAAGTATTGAGCCTTAATGTCATCGCCATACACAGGTATAGCACCTGAAACTCCATTACCAAAATTTACAGACACATAGTCAGTGCCACTGTAAGAGAGCGAGTAAACAAAGTCTTGAGGACCATACTCAGATAGATTGTCCACCTGTGTCCACTGAACAAATGAGTCCCCATTTCTGACAAAAACCTCTACACTACCGTCAACTACCTGATTACTGGTTAAAATGTATGATTGGTTAGGTAGACCTGTAGAGTACGCTAGTCTCTCTCCTGGAATGTCATAGATGTCATCACCATTAGCAGCATTAACTGCGTCAGCAGTAACATTTTTTCCGTGCACCAGTTCACCTAAAGCAGAAGCGTTAGGACCAATTGTGACATCAGAGTTTACCGTGTAATACTCTTGGTATGTAGTAGCCGAGCCATTGTTAGTTATAGTGATACTTGCTGAAACCAAAGTACCCTCAGGCACAACAACGTCAACCCCCGTCGAGTTGGTTAAAGTAACATCAACTAACGCTTGGCGATACCCTGAAACTTGATACCCATACATTGAGGCAATATTTAGAAGGCTTTGCCTTTGCGTAGCCGTACTTAGATACGCTTCGTTAGCGACTCTATCAATGTAGTAGTTATTTAAGTCACCGATATGAGCAAACGCCTCAACGATAGCCACCCCAAAGTCTGCAGGGTCAGTTGCAGACCAAGTTTTACCATTAGCGTTTACACGAGTTTGGATTCGAGTAATTAAGTCTTCTCTTAAAGCAAAAAAATCTCTACTTGTATAATCAATAGACGAAGTTATTTTTTGAATAGCCATTAAATTTCCTTAGGTGGTTGGGTTCCGTTAATTAATACAGTACCTATTTTGGTTTCTGTAGTAGTGTCATCAGGCAAAGAGTAGAAAACTGTTACTTCTAAAACTCCAGTGTCTTTACTGTAAGAGGTTTGCAAATCACTGAAATTCAATAATGGAAGATAGTCTGAAAATGCTTCTGATATGTGTTTGTAAAGCGACTCTTCAGCCCCAGTAACACTGTCAAAGTTATCAAAATGAATTTTACTCCCAAAGTAGTACCTTTGGACTCTTTCCCCTAAAGCAGTACCTATAACGGACAGAACTCTATCTGCCCAAAGTTTTCTTTGGTCAGTCGTAGTGACTATAGAACCATTTATGCCCAGAGTAAAAGGTAGGCTTATAGCCTGTTCAATGTTAGCCATTATTTATCTCCTGTAAATCTGTGTCCCCATGTTGCAGGGGTTCGATTCCATCCTTGATTTAATTCAAAAACAATTGGGTTTACTGCGTTTAATACCGCAGCATTATTTTTGTTTACTTGAACATTTCCGCTTAAAGCCTCTACCAAGTTTATCACTCCAACAGTATTTTGGGCCCCATCTTTTGCGTAAACCTTAGTGTCATATCCAGTTCCATCAATGGCTGCTTTCATCTCAATTTGGTAGTCTCCTAGACGAGCAAACATGTGTTTAACTTGAGATGCAATCCAATACCCGTCAGTCAAAGAACCTGTACCTTGAATTATTATTGGGGCAAAAGGTCGAATTCTAGGGTCGCCCTGACACGCAATACGTGCTGGCATGTTTAGTCTACCTAAATGAGCGGAGCCATCAACTTGAGCCTGAGCAATTTCCTGTGACAAAGAAACCTCTGTAGCCACAACGTCATTAAAAATAACGTCATTAACTGCAGATTTAAAGTTCTCTCCCACGGTTTTTGGGGACGCTTTGGACAAAATAATCTCTCCAGTTAGTGGATTTACTCCACCAATAGATTTGTTTGTTCTCATTTGACCTTCAATTTCAACGTGTTCACCGTTGATAACTTTAAAGGAATCTAAAGTTCGGTCTAAAAACTCGTTGTTTATACCAAATTTTGTAGAGTTCATACTCAAAACAGGTACGTTAGTTATGTTCTGGTCAATTAGTTTATCTAATGGTCTGAAATAAAACGTCATCTTATCCACAAGAATTCCGTAACCAATACTCTTGGCGTGCTCTACAATCCATTCCCAATAAGAATGTCCTGCAATAGTCAGTTGCTCAAAAACTACTTTGTTATCTTCTCCAACAAATTTAAAACCAAAACTAGTAACTAGTTCTTCAACTGCTTGAGGAATAGACTTATCTCTAAAAACCTTTGTTGTACTGTCTTTAAGGGGAAAAGTTGAGCCTATACAATGGACTTCCATAAGTTCTTCAATTTGACCTGCTACAGTCTTTTTTACAAACGAAACATACCCAACCCAAGTGTTTGAGATTGCACCTTGTTTCCAAGAAAACCTTACTGGCACCCCAGTCCTCATTAAAGTAAACCATTTTTCGCTTGTTTTAGAGAACTCCATGATAAGAACATCATGATTATATGGTTCTTGTAATAGTTCGACCCTACGAGGAACAGTAGACAATGAGGGGACTGTAGGAAAAGATACCGAGTAGGTCGTACCTCTACGGTATTTACTAGTTAAAAGAAGTTTAGTCATTAGGCACTCTTATCAAAGTTCCAGGGGCTATTCCGCTAGGGTCAACAATTTCTGGATTATGGTCCATGATGTAATGCCAGTTATCGCTAGTACCGTAAAGTTGTTGAGCAATAACATCAATACGGTCACCTTCTCGCCAAGTCATGGTGTAGTAATTTGACTGTAAGTTTGAGTATTGCCTTAAAACCGTAATTTGTGCTTTTTCAGTTCTTGAATCCATGGCTTTAAAAACACGACCGTCAGCGTATCTACTATCTGCGTAAATCAATCTTTTTTGTCCTTTTCTTCTACAACAACTGGGGCTTTAAGAACTTCACTAATTTTTTTAGCAAAGTCAGGAAGACGACTAAATGTAATTTGGACGTTAGAAAACACTGGAACCATGTTTTGGTTAAAAATAGTGTGACTAACACTAAACCCATCAATGATTCCTAAATACCTTAAGTTTTTCCCAAGGTGCAGTTCTACAGGATAAGCACCTAAATAACCAATATCTGATGTAAATTTTCCACGTAAGTTGCTTTTTAACTGGTACCCCAGTAATGTGCGAAGCAAGTACTCAATGTCGTACATTGTGCCTAGTTCCTTAATCAGTTTCAACTCTTCATTAATGCTTGTCACTTCTGCGGCAGTTCCAGCGTTTGCTGTATTTACTGGATGATTTCCTACATGGGAATAGATTTCTTTAACTGGCAAAGTTCCTTGGCCGTAAATTAAAGTATCAAGATACTTAAAATCGTGCATCCTGTTGACTATGATGCTAAATGTTACTGTGCTACTTGTAACGCTAGACCCAATAAGAGGCACCTTATCCGCACCGCTTGTCTGTAGACCTATGTCCACCTGAGGTGCACCCGCATAGTTCATTGAAACTGTTGAAGGATTATATTGAAATTGGAAACCATAACGACGAGTGTTAATTCGCCTTGTCTTGTTATCTCCACCTAAACCAGTTACTCCAGCGTCATCAGGTCTCCACCATGTACCGTTTGATTTTAGCCTTGAAGGAACAATATAACTTTGAATCATACCTTTATACGGCGAACTATCTTCCCACAACTTTTCAGCGGCACTTACTATTGCTGGTAAATTGCCTTTATCTACTTTAAAGTTGGCTAGGTTATTTGCAGTGAAATATACTTCTTTAACGGCTGGAAAATTATGTATAACAGGTTTTTTGTCATCTCCAACTCCAACCATGTTACCGCTTGAGTTACCACTCCCACCACCGCCGCCGCCACCTTTTCCTCCGCCTTTTCCGCCATCTGGAGTTACTTTAGAAGTGTCGGTACCACCATTTCCAGTGGCCTTGTCTAATTCAGTTTTCTTAGTCTTTGTTTCAGCAATTTTTTGTTTGTAGAACCACAGACAGTATTTTTCGTATTCATGAAGAGTTTCATACCAATAAACGTCATCTCGTGCACCCCAGCCGTCCTCAGGACTTACTGGGGCATTACCACCATTACCTTGGGGGTTTAAATTACTATTCCATCTAGGCAAATCTTCATAAGTTAACTTTCTAGTACCAAACTTCCTAGCAAATTGTCCTAGTGCACTTTCCCATTCATCCGCAGCCAATTTCTTTCGACCACTTGATTTTGTAGAGTCAACTGAATACACGTACGCATCAGTAGGGTACTGTAGCCCTAAGGTTGCTAAATTAGTGTCGTATTTCACTTCAGTGGTTGAACCTGTAACAAAACTAAAGTCGTTATCAATACGCCCTCGTACTCCCGCAACATTGATGCCTTCAATGTAATGGTCTTTATTAAAACTTGCGGTTTGAATACCTGATGCTATTTGTAAGAAAACCTTGCCACCAGAAATTCTGTAAGAATTAATCTTCTTTTTAGTACCTTCAATACGTGCTTTAGCCTTTTTTGTTTCGCTAACAACAGCCTCGTAGCAAGCCTTAGCAATCTGTTCCTTGGCTTTAGCAATGTTGTATTCGTTAAGAAGGCTTTGTGGTGGTGGTGTAGGTGTAGGTGGGTTTCCTGAACCTGGATATCCTGCCATTATAGTCTCCCCATTGTTGAAGTTAATGTATCGTTATCTAGATACTCTTTAATAAGTTTTGCAAAGCGTCTTGCTTCAGATTCTGAAGCCTGTGCTACAGATACGTTTATAGTGACATTGTTTCCGCCACCGCCACCACTACTAGGTCCATCTCCTCCACCAGTAGTTCCCATACCTCCACCTAGGTTTGCACCTGTAGAAGTTCCTTTACCCAGCAATGTTCCGCTACCACCAGAAGATGCACTAGTTCTACCGCCACCAGCAACAACTGACTTACCAATAGCGGCACCTTTATACGATGAAGGGATTTTAGTACCATTACCTGATGCACCTGTTGAGAAACCTAAAAGCCCAGCGTCAGCAGAGCCACCCATACCACGAACAGAGTTAGATGAAGTACTGCTTCCACCTTTAACTCCTGAGTTTTTTGCGTAGTTTGCACCTAAGAATGGTGATGGGTCAACTCTTGTCCCACCTTTCCAAAGTTCGAAGTGAAGGTGAGCGGCTTCAGAGTAACCTGTGTTACCGACTCTAGCGATTTGCTGTCCTTGGGTAACTTGCTGTCCAACACTAACGTCAAAACCACTTACGTGAGCGTAGTTGGTCACATACCCATTTCCGTGGTCAACTTTTACGTGTAGACCATAACTGCGGTCACTAGTTCCCATAGTGTTGGCTGCACGACCACCAGTGAAAATTACTTTACCAGCGGCAGCAGCCATAATTCCTGTGCCTTCAGCGGCAGACCAGTCAACCGCCCAGTGACCTCTAGGGTGTAAGTCATCGTAAACACCGTAGCCACAAACCATTCTTGCTTTACCTACAGGGTGAATAAGTTTAAACGCTGCCCCTGCTCCAGCCCCCGCACTGTTACTTCCACCACCATTGCTGGTACCACCATCACCACTAAACCCACCGTAGATTGCCCCAGCAGTCGCTCCAATCGCAGCACCAATTCCTGTGCCCACACCTGGAATAATGCTTCCAACCATTGCACCCATACCACCCCAAGATGCGGCAGTACCAATAGCATTACCAATTTTACTTTGGGTACTACCTTGTGCAGAATCACCAGCAACTAAGTCTCCAACAAATCCTCCACCCAAACTTGCAAGCAAACCAAGACCAAAACCTCTACCTTTAAATCCACCGCCACCTTTAGCCGCAGGTGCCTTGGTATATCTGCCTGTCTTAGGGTCACGGTAGCGACCACCACCAGCAGCAACTGCACCGCCGCCTTTAGGGCCAAGAACTCCTGCCCCTCTTAAACTTTTTGTTAGTAATGCGTTAGTTAATAGTGCCCCACCAATTGAGCCTAGACCGCCACCTATACCTCCAAGTGCAGTAAGACCACCAGCGATTGTAGGGTCTTTAATACCTAAACTAGTTCCAGCATTTAGTTGAGCCATCGCTTGTCCTGCAGGGGTCTTTAAGAAACCTTGCATAGCACCGTTAAACTGGTCGATTACTACAGCGGCTTTTTTCATACCTTCAATGTAGGCGTCTGTTGCAGTTTCCATAGTTTTTGTTTGAGAACTGATAGCACTGTACTCAGACTGCATAGGGTTATCGCCAGCACTTTTCTGAAGTTGTGCCATTAGTTTATCGTCGCTCAAGTCCATGTTCTTGCCGCCAGCAGCATCAATCATGTATTGATAAGCCATACGCTGTTGAGTAGCATCTAAGCCTGAGTTTTTAAGGTTTTGCTCTAAAGCACCACCCTGCATAGAAGTCTGTAATTCTTGCACAGTAAGTTTTTGCCCACCAGTCATACGCTCATTTAACTGAGAAAAGATTTCGCCCTGTGAAAGACGCTTACCTGTTATAGGGTCTGTTGTGTACATACCAAAGTTACGCATCAAGGAACTAGAGGTTGCACCGCTAGTTAAGCCACCTAATGCCTGAGCAGCAGTAGCGTTATCTATGTTTAAATATTTTGCAGCATTTTTAGTTGATGTAAGTAAGTTTTGAAATTGCCCAGCGTTAACTCCTGTGGCATTAGTGCTAACTCCCATACCAGAAAAAATTGCTGCGGCAGCAGAGTCCATTCCAAGGCCTGTAATACCGCCTTTCATACCATTAAAGGTGGCGTTTGCTATTCCTGCCCTACCCCCAGCAGAACCCCCCTGCATAAGGTTAGCCCCATAAAAACCTGATGCCCTAGTTATGGTTGTTTCAACGTCAGGCATAGCCATGAAACCACCAGCAACAACGCCTGTGGCCATTTTAGTTAGTCCTTGGAGGGTACCCATACCAAGGTTCATCTTCTTGGTCCAGTCCCAAGTAGCCCCAACGTTTCCTGTTGGAGGCATGAAACTGAATCCGCCCAACGCTTGAGATAGGCGGTTACCTGAACCTACACCTAAACCTCGTTGACCAAACCCGCCGTTACCCATAGGCTGTACAGCCCCAGTGATGCCCTTACCTAGTTTTGCAAAGTCCCCAACAAGAGATTTAACAAGGCGTGTCATTTTGGATAGGGCGTTATTAGCCCCTTCAATGTCGCCAACGATTTCGTCTTTAGCCATTATCCTTCACCACCTTTCCGCTTGTTCTGGCTATTTCAAACCAGTTCAACCTTTCACGGCTAGACATCTCACGGATTTCCGTTAGAGTCCAACCTTTATACAACTTAGCCAATGCGGCCCAAGAGTAAATTAATTCTTCATAACTTATTAAATTAGAGGCGAAACAAAGTACCGAGGCTAATCGGCACCTGCACTTCACTCTCACAATCTGGGCAAGTTACATTTATTGGGTCAAATAGTGGGCCAGGGTTTCGGTCTGCGATAGCGTCAGCAATAGCACGTCTGTCGACAAGTCCTAATGCTTGGATTTGTGTTTTACTAAAGACGGGTCTGCCGTCAATTTCTAACACGGTTTGTTCTAGCAAAGTTGTTAAAGACTCTGCAATGTTTGCTTCTGGGTTAGCCAAGAGTTTTTTCTGTGTCTTACCTGTTGGTAAAGTCACCAAAAACTCTTTGTTCTTACCTTTAACGATAAAGTTTGTTTCCTGAGCGTCAGGTAAAACTCTGCTTTTAATGTCTTTTAGAATGTCAATTTCTACAGGTTTAAATTCAGAGCAACCGTTACAGTACCCAGATAGTTCTGCTGTTTCACCAAATGTTGCACGATAAATTCCTAGAAGGATGGCATCTCTGTCTCCAACTAGTAGGCTATCAAGTAATTCGTCTGTGGCTTTAGTGTCGCCTAAAGAAACTGTTGCACGGTTTACAACTATTGAAAACATTTTTCCTGATGATTCTGCTCGGATTAATGCTTCTTCGTCTCTACCATTTATTTCTCTTACAAGAGCAGTCTTGACAACCTCCCCGTCGATTACGATACCTCCAGGGAGGTCGACAAGAATGTCTGTAGGAGAAACAATTTTTGGTGCTTCTACGGTTTGTGGTTCGGATAGTGCTTGAGCAAGCAAATCATTTGCTTTGTTAGCGTCATCTGCTGCTCTCAGGGTTTGTTCTGCCATGTTATTCTCCTTGTTTAATTAGTTGGTTTAGTATGCTTCGTACTCAGATTCACGTACTGCTGCTGAACCAGCGTCAGTTAGGTCCTTACCCCAGATAACTTCGAATCCTTCGTGAGTCAGAGACATCTGCTCAACCAAGATTGCGTTGTCACCTGCGTTTAGGTCTGAGTATGCTAGTGAGGTAATCCAAGCGTTGTACACCTTGAAACGCATTGAAACGTGGTCGTTGTAGGTACTCGCAGAGTTTCCTGCTGTTGCGGTAGACGCTAGTGGATGACTTAAAACATCGATGTCAATGTCAACACGGAAGTCTGAAGCCGCAGTACGTGTAACAGTTCCTTGAACTGTTTGGAACAGTTGCTTCATCCACTTCCAGTTTTCGTCTGTACCTAGAAGCACACCACGCTGCATTGTTAGTGGAGCAAATGCAGTTTGGCCTGGAATCTGGTGAACAGTGGTGTTGTAACCACCTTCACGGTAAGGGATTGAGTCAGTAGACACAGCCATACCTGATACCGAAGTAAACCCAAATGGAATTGATGCAACTGCCTGAGACCAAGGGTTTGTGGCGTTAGCACCTGTGTTACCACCTGTTGTAACGTGTGGTTTGAAAGTGACTAGAAACCTAAAGTTTCTAATCGGGTCAGTTGCAATGTTAGAGCGGTTGTTTAATATAGTAGCCATTGTTTTCTCCTTTAAGGCTAGTTGCCAGTAATCTGGCTTAGGTTGATAACTACAAATTCAGCAGGGTACTCAAGAGCAACACCAACCTGAATGTTTACTACACCCTGAGCAATAGACTCTGGAGTATTGATTTGGCTGTCTATCTTTACGTAGTAAGCCTCGGCAGGTGAGTTTCCACGCAGTCCACCTTGGTTACGGTATTCGTTTAGGAACACCCCGACTACAGTACGAAGTTGAGACCACAACTTTGCGTTGTTGTTGTTGAATACAGCGAACTGTGTAAGGTTCTGTAGTTGCTTTGTAATGTAAATCAAAGAACGACGAGTGCTCACATACTTGTTTGCAGTACCATCTTGTAGAAGAGTACGTGCACCCATAACAACTACACCAGCACCTGGAAGGTTGCGGATAGCGTTCACAGCATCACCATAGACAGTGCTACCACCAGATACGTAAGTACCAGTGTTTAGTGAGTCTAGGTCTGCTGGAGTAAAGGCACGTTCCAAAGAAACTGCGGTACGAATGTTTGCGGAAACACCTGCTGGAGATTTGAATGGGCCGTAAGTCTTGTCAGTTGACAAGTAGATACCAGCAATAGCACCTGCAGGGGCAGTCTTGCGAAGTGCCTGGGCACTGCGAGCAATAGGGTCCTGAACGTAGTAGTGAGGGTAGTAACCAGCGGCACGAGATGAGGCGGTACGAGCAGTGATGTATGCAATAGCCTGTGGGACAGTTAGGCTTGGTGCGGTGTCAATGATTGCAAAACCGCTACCTGAGTTAGCCCACGCAATTAGTGCGTCATGAACTGAAGCCAAGTGAGCGTCTGCAGAAGCGTTTCCGTCTACAACAAACTTCTCATGGATGTTTGGTGCGAAGACAACCAATGGGCGGTCGATAGCGTCAAACTCTGAAGAACCATCGGTAGCAAAAACTCCAGTGTAATCACCAACTACAGGGGCAGAACCATCAGCACCACCAGTCAATGGTAGAACAGCAGTAATTTCCTGAGTGGTTGGAGTACCTGTAGAAGACAATGCCAAAGTAATGTACTTTGAAGTAGCGTTAACTACAGTCTGAGCGTAGTCAGCAGAAGTAGCACTGTTGAATACTACGTTAGTAAACTGCTCAACAATAACATCGTTATTTCCGTCAGCGTTGTTGGTGCCTAGGTAGGTAGACGCTACTTCCTTCAAAACAGTTAAGTTGTAATAGTTTGCTACTGAAGTGCCAGTAATCTGGATACGGAAGTTGTTGCTATCTGCACCCTTGTTTTTTGACGAAGCAGTTCCAAGGTTACCGCCAGACTTAGGGATAGTTACAGATGCAACGGCTGCACCAGAACCAAGCACACGGCGAACATACAACTCTGAACCACCGTTAGCAAAGAACTGGTTTACACCAATTGTTGCTGGGTATGAAGCGTTGTAGCCACCGAACTGCTGTGTGAAGTCAAACCAAGAAGTAACAAGAGTTACTGTGGATGGACCTTGTGGGAAAGCACCGACAATAGCACCAGCGGCGTCAGCCGAACCAGATGCTTCAATAGGTGCAGGGATTAGAGTCTCGTTTACATAGACTCCAGGACGACCATAGGTCATTGTATCTCCTTAGGGTTAATTGGGAAAATTCCGATTAGTGGCGATTTATTAGTTCGACGGGGGTAAGTACGACTTCTTCTACCGTGTAGTATTGGCGGTATGCTTCCTGCACGATTTCACTAGTGACTCGTACAGTTACAGCATTGATAAACAAACGTTTTGCTTGTTCAACACTATCCCTTTTCGCTACGTCAAGTACCTCTAAACGACGAACAGTATTGTCATCTAGAGTTAATTGACCGAAACGTAAAGGAAGTTTTTCATGCAGCAGTTGAGACAGCAACTCACGGTCATGTCTAGGTTGGCGTGCATAAGTAGTTATTTGATAGTCAATGTTGACTGGGATAGGTAGGTCAATGTCCCAACCTAAGTCACTAGTCTCAGTAGGGCCCAAATAGCCAAACTGCTCTACAGTGCCTGTAATACGGCCACGCATTTCACGCTCAGTATCACGCTGAATATCAATCATGTCAATAGTTATGTAAGGGTAAACCTGTGCACGCAATTCCTGGTCAGGTTGACCAAAGAACACACCAACTTGGCGTGGAGTGTCATCCCCAGTAGCACGCTGGTCATGCACAGTTATACCTTGAATTTGCTTACGTAAAGCATCATCTTCAGATAAAAGGAAAGTCATTTAGTCTCCTTCCAACGGTTGTTTAGGGTAACCATAAAAGCATCATTAACGTGCTTAGGGTCATTTAAAAATTTGCGGATGGTGGCGGTAGGCTTAACGTTCTCATCGCCGTACTCGTGAACAAAAGCACGGTCAGCGTAATCTGGGTGAGCCTGTGCAGTGAACTTGCCGTTCTCATGGGTGACGTTCAAAGTGCTGGCCACTTCAGGGTCCCAGCCACTGTGGACGGCTTGCTTACGCAACTGTGCCGTCATATAGCGTGCAGTATCCTGCGTTGCTTTTTGCGTTGCTTCTAGTAACTTCTTCACTCGTCATCGCCTGTACGTTGGGCAACTTTACCGCCAACGTAACCAGCAATCACAGATAATAAGATAGTTTGACCGAAGGTAGGCTTACGTGCTCCCCCGACTCCTCTGATGAACTCTTGTTGTTCTTGAGGGTTGGGTATGTCAGCAACACGTTCCCACCAAGGTTTCCAGTCCTTAGATGACATCGCAAAATCCTTTATTAAAGGTGCAGGGCTACGTTAGTAGATAGGTACCCGCACGGATACCTACCCTCTAAGGATAAAAGAAAACCCTGCTTTTGGCAGGGTAAACTTTGTTTGTGTTGGGACTACTTCTTGCCTTTAATCTTCTTGGCGAGAGCGTTGTCCTTCTTGGTGTCAGCCTTCTTGGTCAAGGTCTTGTCCTTGTCCATCTTGGCGTCTTCCTTCTTGAACTTAGCCTTCTGTGCAGGGGTCATACCCTTCATGGTTTTCTTGTCTTGCTTTTCGTCAGCCTTTGAGCCGATGTATGGTTTCTTAGCCATTGTTTTCTTCTTTCTTGCAGTCACAGTTACCGCAACCACAGTTTGTAGGAACTCGCTTATTTGCACAATCGTAGCAAATTCTTTCAGTCTCAGCACCGTCGATGCCAAGTAGTAGTGCGTCTATGCCAGAGTAAACAATGTTTTCTTCAGTAGAGCAGACTTCACAAGTAGGCATTACTTCTTGCCTCCACGCATCTTGCCCAAAGAGTTCTTCTTACGGGCAGAAATACTCTGGTCACGCTTCATGTTAGGGTTCTTCTTTGTCTTACATGCTGGGCATGTGCCACAGCCACAAGGCTTCTTGACAGCCATTACTTCTTCTTCTTAGGAAGGTCAATACCTGCTGCACGGCCAGTTCTTACAGCCTTCTTGGTTGACTTCATGTCAGCACCACGGATTGAAAGCACTTCACCAGTCTGGTTACCTGCCTTGTCGTACCCAGGTTTGCTGTTTCTGTTGTAACTAGTACCCTTACCTTTAACGGTCTGGATAGCGACCTTAGTGCCTCCTGGGGTTCTAGCCGAGGTAGTCTTTACAGTCTTACGAGTTGGTTTTGGATTTGCAGCCATTTATTTCTTCTTTCCTGCTCTACGCTTATTTTCTTTAGCGACGTTATCTTTATGCTTCATTGCCTTCAGGTTAGACATACGGTCATCACCTGAACGACCCTTATTGTTCTTGTGGTCGACATCTGTATCTTTACTCAGTTTACCATTTTTAGACTCATAGTCAGCCCTAGCCTTATTTTTACTTGTAGTTTTCCAAGTACCATCGGCTTGCTTAGTCTTATAGACATAGATAGGTCTACCACCATTGGCTTTAGAGCCTTTGTATGGACCAAACTTCTTAGTCTCAGCCATTACTTCTTTTTCTTTTTAGCCGCTGCCATGTTATCCACTAGATTAGGGTATGGGCGACCAGCAGCCTTAGCACGAGCCTTAGCAGAAGACTTCTGACTCTTAGATAGAGGTTTGTCTTTCTTAGTTGGGTCTGGCTTCTCCCAGACCTTCTTTTCTTTAGCCATTACTTCTTCTTCTGTGGGTTATCTTTATGCCACTTACGAGTTGCTTTAACACCGTCTTTAACAGTCTTAGAACCAGCGACTTTGGTTAAGTTCATTTTATCGTACTTACCCTTTTTAGTGGCTGTATGGTCAACAATAACATCGCCTTTTTTACCGATACCTTTGTCAGACTTCTTCTTAGTCACAACGTGACCAACACCATCTTTAGTGCGTACTTTAGCCATTATTTACCTCTTATGTTCTGGACAGCACCCTTAACCGCACCTTTGATAGCCCCCTTGTAATAAGCGACACCAATCTGTGGGGTACTAGCCCCTGCCCTAGAAGCAAACTGCACAGAACTCTTTACGGCATTACGGGCAGCGTTAATGTCCTGCTCTGCTGCGTCAATTTTCAACTGACGTAATGCAGGTAGTTCTGAGGTATCTTTTAGAAGTTTCTTCTGGCTGCTACGGTTTGTAACTGCTCTTCTAGCGTATTCAGTAGCAGCACCTTTAACAGCATTAGTTGGTTTAAGTTTCTTAGCCATGGTGGCACCCCACACATCTAACTTCCCAATTGTCGGAAGGACCTTTAGAGGTCATACCCTCGCCTTTACCTACACGAGTACCACATCCAACACAGGTTCCTGGGAACTTGTTTGTAAAGCCTTTAGGTCTCTCTGAAGGTGCAGGAGCAGCAACCGCTGGTGTAGAAGTGGTGTTTCTAACAGGCATACCTTGGGCACGAGCAACTCTAGTGTCCACCATCAGTTTACGGAGTTCTTCAGCAGAGTCATGTTCCTGACTTTTGTTACTAAAGCCAACGCCTTTACAGTCAAAGCACATACCATCAGCGGTATTTCCAAAACGAGGGATTACACCAGACCCTTGGCACTTCAAACATCCCGCAACAAATTTACCGTTAGGCTTTTTAACGATAGGCTGATTCTTGCCTTCTTCAGTTGCTTTAGCAACACGTTCTTGTGCTTCACGTTGTGGAGCGGTGGCAATATGCTGGTCAATTAGATTGCCTAAATGTTCGGCAAACTTCTTTGCATACAACTTCCCATGGGCATCATTAAGAGGTTGATAAGCGTCAATCGCAGCCTCATGTTCTGGGCTATTAGGTGCAGTTTCCCTAATTTTGCTTACCTTATCCAAAGCAGCATTTGAAAGGTTTTTTGCAGCAATAACTTCAGAGTCACCATGAGCAGCGTTATGTGCCTGGTTACCCAGAGCAATAGCCTCAGGTGAACCACCATTGTTTAGCACCCATTTGTCGTGCTCAGGTTTTAGATGAGGCTTAATCATGTCGTATGCTACTGAAAGAATAGTATCCGCCATTATTTTTTACCTTTCTTAGCGTCAAGACGCTTAGACATAGCCGCAGCCTTCTTCTTAGCATCAGCCTTAGAAGAGGCACCCCACGCCTGTAGAGACAACAGTAGTCTTGTAGGCTCACCGTTAGGCTTACGCTCTGGCCCAGGGTTACCACCCATCCTCGCAAGGAATGAAGCACGTCTAGGGTTATCGCCAGATTTAACTGGAGCCTTCAAATCTGAGCCAGGGTTTGCTCTCTCATAGGACTTACGTCCCTTTTCATTAAGACCGCCTTTAGCGTTCTTACCAGACTTCTTCTGCCATGCTTCGCTTGCCATGACTAGTCCTTCTTAAACTTAGGGGTCTTCTTAGGGCCCTTACCTGTAGTGCTGTAACGGCTGTGAACCTTCTCACCAGCAACATCAGTAGGGTTCTTCTTAATGTTTCCCTTGTGCTGTGCTTTCACAGTCTTTTCGGCTTTTCCGTTAGAGTCTTTAGTGTTTGCTACGTTAGCCTTCTTTGAGCGTTTTGGTCTCGGTAGTGCCATTATTTTTTCCTCTGTTTCTTCTTTACTTTTTTAGGTAGAGCCTTACCTTTAGGGGTATGTTCTTCCCATTGTACCGCCATCTTAGGGTTAGTGGCGTACATAAACTTGCGTTGTTGCTCTGATTTAAACGGCATAATTACCAACTAGATAAAGCGGTTCTTCTCCAAGTGTTAGTTGCTACACATATGTATAGAAACCCAGATGCGTAGGCTACTTGACCTGCGGTACCTGTTGCTGTTGCTGATGCTGGGACAGCGACCCAAGGGCCTACCTTAGTGTCTAGGTAGTCAAGGGCAGTGTTTAGGGTTGTACCCCAAGAGGACTGCCCAATAGTAGGTTTAACAAGTGGCATTTTTACTCTCCGTAAAGGTCAGAACCATAAGTGCTAACATCATAACCAAAAGTTCTGTAATCTGATTTAGATGGTGTGGCGTATGCCTGAAACTGCGGGTCATTTACAAGTTCTTCAGCGTTCATCTGGTTGCAGTCAATTGTTACTACAGCCCAACGGTACCCGAAAGAACCTCTAGGTAGTACCCGTGTAGGAACAAATACTTGACCACGATATATAATTCTATCTTTAATGTGGCCGCTAGAATTGGTAAGTAGAGTTGGTAAAAAGCGGTTTACTTCACCTACGTTAATAACTAGGCGAAGTGTGTCTGAAACGTAGAAACCACGCTCATTCATAACGTTAGTTCCACGAACTAGTTGAGCCATAACTACAGGCATTTTGAACGGCAACATCCAACGCCTACCTTTAGTGGCTGTAGATGATGATACGTCATAGATAGGGTCTACGATGTCTGTGTAGTTATCGTTTAGGTAGTAGTCTTGCCAACGCCACCAGTCAACTTCAACACCGACGGTAGCACCTAGTTCTTCACCAATTCCTTCATACATGGATTTGGCTTCATAGTCTACGCTAAACCTGCCGTTATCGGCACCACCGCCACGCATTAGGCAGACTCAGCACCGTTATAGGCGTATTGAACAGCAGACCAGTGAATAGTTCTAGCGGTAGTTGACGCTCCCCAAACAGAGTTATTGGTTCCAGTACCCGCAAAGATGTATGCCACAAAACTATCAGTTGTAACGCTGCTTATAGTTACTGAAGTAGGAGTGCTTGTTCCTGTTGGAGTAACGGTTACAACAGGGACATAGTCAAATGGCACAGGGAAAATAACAGTCATAGACGCATGGGTAGCACCGCCAGCAAGTACTGATGTTTGCTTACCTACTTGAATCTTGTACGGATGAGGGTATTGCCATTCCACGGTTGAGCCGTTTCTTGTCAGTACCTCTCCATAAGCACTTTGATACGAGATTTCAGAATAAGCGATTGTGTTTGAGGATGTTGCGTAAGGGACTCTAATCCCTGTCGGGATGGCACCGAGAGCGTTAACTCCAGCAGCAGAAACTGTCCAAGAAGAGTAAGTTCCAGAACCGCCAGTAGCATCCACGTTAACGGTAATAACTAAAGAGGCGATTCCAGTGATGACTCCTTCAACAAAGTTTGCTGGAGAAGAAGAGTTTGCTAGACGCACTCTAGTACCAACAGCAAAGGCACCTACCTTGTTTAAGGTAAAGTTTTTAGAGCCTGTGCTAATTGACACTGAGGAACTAGAGGTTACTCCGTCATAACCAACACCGTTAGTACCCGCAGCACCAGTAGAGCCAGTAGCCCCTGTGGCACCTGTAGTGCCTTGAGCACCAGTGGCACCAGTCGCTCCAGTAGCACCTACGCTACCTGCAACAGAAAAAGTCCATGCTGTGAAAGTTCCTGTACCACCAATAGCATCTGCGTTAACGGTAACGACTAGGCTGGCAATGTTAGTGATAATACCTTCAACAAAGTTAGTTGGGGTAGCAGTATTGGCTACACGAACTCTAGTGCCAAGTGCATACGCACCAACCTTGTTTACAGTAATTGCTTTGGAACCTGTGCTCACCGAAATTGATGTGGTAGAAGTTACGCCATCATAACCAACTCCATCGGCACCGTTAGTTCCATTAGTACCAGCAGCACCAGTAGAGCCTGTAGAGCCCTGCGGCCCAGTAGCACCCTGTGCACCAGTCGCACCAGTAGAGCCAGTCGCACCAGTAGAGCCAGTCGCACCAGTAGGGCCAGGTTGACCTGCAACAGAGAAAGTCCATGCAGTCTGTGTACCAGAACCGCCAATAGCATCAGCGTTAACAGTAATAGAAGTATCTGCAACTAACGCAGTGATTACACCTTCAACATAGTTAGTTGGGGTAGAAGTGTGTGCGGCACGAACACGAGTACCGACTGCGTAAGCCCCAGTACTAGTAACAGTAAACGCCTTAGAGCCTGTAGAAATAGCCACAGAAGAAGTAGATGTAACACCAGAGTAACCTAGACCTGTAGGACCTGTTACAGTTTGACCTACAGTTCCTGGGAGACCTGCAATGCTTACAGTCCAAGAACTTAAAGTTCCTGTACCTGAAGTTTGGTCTACGTTAACAGTGATTGAGGTGTTTGAAGTTAGGGCGGTGATTGTTCCTTCAACCCAGTTGGTTGCAGTGTTAATTACTCTAACTCGGTCTCCAAGCACAAACGCACCTGTGCTGGCTACAGCAAAAGTCTTAGAACCTGTACCGATAGCAACTGACGAAGTTGATGTTACACCGCTAAAACCTGCACCTGTGGCACCTGTAGAACCAGTGGCTCCTGTAGGTCCAGTAGTGTTTTGAAAAGCAAGGGATTCCCAAGCAGTAGTTCCATCGCCAATTTTGAAGTAGGTGGCGTTAGTTCCGCTAATTACATAGCCAATTTCACCTTGTGCTAAAACAGGGTTAGTTGAAGTCCAGTTAGCGGCAGTGTCCCTACGTACTTGAATTTTTGTTTTTACAGCCATTTAAATCTCCTAAAGTCTTCTTTAATTGTAAGGCTTTACTTACCCTAATAGAGCCTTAACTTCTTCTTCAGTAAGCCCTAAAACACTTAACTTAGCCAACGCAGAGGCTTTGGCTACTTCTTCTGGGGTAGGCTCAAGGTCTTCAACCTCGTACTGTTCCACAATGTTGTTTAGCGGATGGTCATGAGTATTGTCACAATCTTCACAGAAACCACCTTCACCATAAATAATAACTTTTGTCATAATTGTAAAAACACCTCGAATGGAGTTGATGACATTGCCAAAGTTCCTGCTGGAGTTGGCAGTGCTCCTGAAACAGAAGCAACCTGTAAACCTCTGGCACTAGAGTTTGCTGGGCTTCCATTAAAAGGAACCATCGGAACGTGTCCTGCACCCTTGCATTGTGCAGAGCATGTTGTTGTTTGTGGAACTGCTGCAAGCCAGTATAGTCCAGGGGCTAGTGTTTGGCTTATTGTTATCAGAGCAAGTGCTGAAGATGTTGTTGTAGCAACTGTTCCAGCGTCTAATAGCCTAGTACCTGGTAGTCCGTTTGATGAATTGTAGATACCTAATCTAACAACTGCTCCCGCAGCACCTCCAGTATTAACATAGATACCTATTTTAGTAAATGTAGTAGAAACAGATAGTGCAAATGGGACAAGTGTCATTGTGTTTAAAGTAGGCGTTGCATTTGTCTGAGTACCGCCTTGAGCGTAATAATAATATCCTGACTGAAATGCTGTCCATGAAGTTAGTCCTGGAGTTGTCCAAGTAGGTGTTGCACCTGTACCAGCAGAAGTGAGCACTTGACCAGTTGTTCCAGCAGAAGCATTTAAATGTATAGGGGTTGTTGTGGAATCGTAATTTACTGTGCCTTTTAAGTTTGTTGTAATTCCAACTCTTCCAACTCTAACTTCAGAGGAGTTACTTGTACCTAAGTAAACTGCTCCAGCGGTACCTGCTGAAGTTCCAACATCAACAACTATAGTTCCGCTACTTCCAGATGTTGTTGTTGCTCCAGTACTAATGCTCAGGTTACTAGATGAAGAGCCAGTTGTTGCTGGGGTAGTGATAAGAGGTGTGCCACTAAGGATTACGCCAGGATACCCAGCAATTAAATTGATTGTCCCACCGAGAACGCTGCTACCAATATTTGTTGTAACGGTTACAGAGCCAGAAGCATTAGTATTAATGTTTACAGTTCTACCAGTGGATGACGTTGTGCCATTTCCAATGTTTAGTGTTCCAGTAGTTAGTCCATCTGCAATACCTACAATGCCAGTGGTTACGTTACCAAAAATATCAGCGGTAGTAGTGCTTACAGAAGAAGCATCTATAATATTAGCAGTAACTGTGCCTTCAGCAGTTATACCTGTTTTAAATATTCTAGCCATAGGTTAATACTAACCTACGACGACGAGTGTGTAATTGCTTAGTGTAGTGGTGGCTGCAAAAGTGGCGGTAGCAACTGTGCTAGTTACAGTGATATCAGTTTCTACCAAAGTAGCAGTTGAGGTAGAAGTGTCATAAACCTGAGCAGTAACTAGGTTAGTTCCAAGACCGTGAGTCAAAGCAATAGTAGTTCCTGAACCAGTACCTACAAGAGATACCTTACGAGCAACAACACCTACGTTAGTTGGAAGGTCTGCGTAAACAACCGTACGGAATGACGGTGTTCCAGCAGAACCATTTGGAGCAGCAAGGAAAGTGTTTGCAGTAGTGCTACCGTATGGAGCGATGTAATCAGTTCCAGCAGTAGCAGCACTGATTGCAGTTCCATTACCCTTTAGAACACCAGTAATGCTGGTAGAAAGAGTAAGTGCTGGGGTAGCACCTCCGCTAGAAGAGCCAGCAAAACCGTTAGCAGAAGCAACCGATACACCAGTTACTGTTCCAGTTCCATAAGTTGTGGTATCTGTAGAAAGAGTTCCATCAGTAGCAACTTTTACAAAACCAGCAGTACCAGTTGTAACCTGTGGAAGTTTAACAATACCCGCAATAGTGGTGGTACTCTTACCTGTTCCAGACTGACCATTGTTACCAATAGCAATAGTTGCAGTACCAGCAGTGCCGTTACCTGCACCAACTCTAATGGTTGGAGAACCAGAAGCACCATTACCAATATTGATGGTACCTGTAGTCCATGCAGTGCCATTGCCTAGGTTTAGAGAACCTGTGGTTAATGCTCCACCTGTACTAATCGAGCCTATAGTTAGAGTAGTGTCCCATAAAGTAATTGCGGTGTTGTTAGTGGTCCATCTAATGTCAGCAGTCTGTAAGTAACCAGTAGTTTGAGTGATGTTGTTTGCACCTGTTGCAAGAACGTTGCCCATAGTGATACCGCCAGTGGCAGTAAGCGTATTAGCAAAACTGACTGCACCGCTAAATGACGGTGTGCTACCTAGGGTAATCGTTCCATTTAGTGTAGGAGTTGTAAGGACAGGGCTAGGAAGTGCAGCCGCAGACTTGATTGACACCGCACCAGACGCAACATCGAACTGTGTGTTTGTGAATGAGGCAATACCTAGAGTAGTGGTAGTTGCAGCAGGAACAGCACCAGCACCAGAGAACTGGGTGTAAGAAATGGCGTCAGTGCCAATCTTTACAGAGTAAGTAAGGTCTGCTCCAGTACCTGAAGTCGCAGTTCCCTTAGTAGTCTGAACAAACTGGTCACCAGCGTAAGTATTTCCACCAATAACGTAAACAAGGTCACCAGCAGAAAGGTCACCAAAGTGGCTGTTGTCAGCATCAGTAGAGCGAGTTAGGATTGCGGCTGTTCCGACAGCACCAGCAGTAGTAACTACATAGATACCGTTAGCAACAGAAGATGCTCCAGATAATGCTGTAGTACCGTCTTTTACAAGAACACGGTCGCCTTGAGCAAGAGTTACTGAAGTATCTAGCGTTACTACACCAGTGGCGGAGTAAGTAATGGTTGCACCAACACCTGTACCGCCATCACCTGGAGGGTTAGCAGTGGTTGAACCAGCAGCATACACACCAGCAATAGTTCCAGTGGTTGCAGCAACAACAGCGTCGTGAATGTTGACGCCAGTAGAAACGTTATCTACATAAGATTTAGTTGCAGCATCTCCAGCGTCAGTAGGAGTTCCAAGACCAGTAATCTTGTTGTTTCCCATAGCAATAGCACCAGACATGGTGCCACCAGCCTTTGGCAGAGCAGCATCAGCAGTGCTTTGAGCAGTAGCAGCGTTAGTTACACCTGTGCTACCACGGTCATACGCAGCCTTAGCAGCAGTAGCAGTAGCAGCAAGAACTGAGGAAGTAGTAGAGGTAGAGTCGCTCAACTGGGCAATACCAGCAACGCTAGTAGTAGCAGACACTGGGGTAATAGTTACAGCGGCAGAACCGTTAAAGGAAGCCCCACCAGCGGTAAGACCAGTTCCAAAAGTAAGAGTGTTAGCAACAGAGCCAGCAGAGCCAGTAGTGTTCTGGTTAAGGGTTGGGAAGTCACCAGCAGAAGCAATGGACAAAACACCAGTAGTGGTGGTGTTCTTTACGATACCTGTACCTAAAGCACCTAGGAACTGAGCACCTGACAAACCAGCGTCGGTAGTTCCTTGAACAATAAACTTGTTTGCAAAGGCTACGGCAGTAGAACCATCAACGCTGTTGCCCGCAAGGTTTACCGCTGAAGTCCACTTTCCTGCTGTAGTAGCAGTAGAAGCGTTGCCTGTAAGAGCACCAGTAAAAGTTGTTGCAGAGATGCTTCCTGTACCAGTGATGTTGTTTGAACCCATTGCTAAAGTACCTGTCATGGTACCTCCGCTCTTAGGCAGAGCAGCAGCCGCTAAGTCATAAGCAGCCTTAACAGCAGTAGAAGATGCACCAGTTGTAGAACTTGTAGTGCTTGTGCTATCTGAAAGAGTATTGCCTACTCGACTCCACGTGTTTGCAGGTGTTCCGCTTGCACCAGTAAAAATGTATAGGTCACCAAGGTAAGAGGAAATCTGACCTGCTAAAGCGTTTCCTGAACCATCAGGACTTCCAATGCCTGTAGGAGCAGAGCCCCACGCTTGAATCTTTGCATTAAGCAGGACGTTCCTGTTTAGTTGAATGTCCGTCAAAAATGATTTTGCCATAAGTTATCCTTAAGATAGGTAAGCGGTAGCGTAAACCGCAGAGGTGAAAGTAATGGTTAGGCTGTTACTATTAGTGTAAATTATTTGCCCCAAATATTCAGTGCCAAATGAATCAACCACCATTACGTTTGGTTGATACCCTAAATTGTGTGTAATTGTGTAAGTATCCCTTGCATCCGCAGGTGTATAGACAAATGAACCACCAGAAGTTCCAGTAGCCCCAGTAGCCCCAGTAGCCCCAGTAGCCCCAGT